ATGAGATAGATTTTTATTGTGAAATGTTGAAGAAGTTTATTCAAATGGATAGGGGAATATCCATACCTGAAGCACCTGTAGGTTGTGACTTTGAAATAGGAGACGACTACTCAATGGGTAAGTTTGAAAAACAATATTTGTGATTATAACTTATAGGCACATAGAACAAATAACTTTTCCAGTATTTAATTTACCAAATGGAAACTGGCATCTCTTAGATGGGTTGCTTTTTCTCGATGATCTAATACTGGATGATAAAAATATGAAAGGAGCCACTCTTGGTATTCGAAGATTGCAAACGCCTCACGAAAATTTGTTTTCTTTGAAAAAATCTTTAGGTACTCACCTAGGGTTAATTAAATCCCGGGATAAACACTTTATAGATTCCAATGGGGCTGTTTTTATATATGAAAGAACTAAAATGTGTCCCGTAAAGTATCATAGTATACGAGAAGTAGAGAGAAAAAAAGTAGCTTCATTATTGCGTCTAAATGGTATAAAGAAAAAGTTTATTATTCCAAGACCTCCTCCGTCTGATTGTGGCTGGGCTGGAGTGATTTATATTTATAATATGCCGTGGATGTTATATGATTATTCTCAGGAGCGCCTAAAAGATACTAGAAGAAAAATATGAAAGCAGTAGTTAGTAATAGAATATTATTAGAAGTTACGCCCGAGTATAAAGAAGTTCTTAGTAAAGAATTAACTTATAAAGTGCCTGCGCCTAATCCTAAAGATCCTCCTCTTGTAATAAAAAATATGGCAAGAGTGAGGGATAACTTAGTTAGTATACCTATTGGAAGAATGGATTTAATACCAGATGAATATGAAGTGGTGGACAAGAGGGTTATGGTTCCTGTTGATTTTCCTGAGTTTCAGTTTGTACTCCGCGAATCTCAACAAGCCGTCTATGACGAACTCGACGATAATAGTATCATCAATGCGTGGGTAAGCTGGGGAAAGACTTTTACAGGTCTTGCAATCGCAGGAAAGCTAGGACAAAAAACATTAGTAATTACACATACAGTACCACTACGAAATCAGTGGGCAAAAGAGGTAGAAAAAGTATATGGATTTACTCCTGGAATTATTGGCAGTGGTAACTGGAACACTGATACTTGTATTGTGGTTGGTAATACCCAAACACTCTACAGAAACATCGATAGAATTCGAAAACTTTTTGGAACAATTATCTTGGACGAAATGCATCATGTATCTTCGCCAACTTTTTCAAAGATCATCGACACAAACCACGCAAGATACAAAATTGGACTAAGTGGTACAATCGAGCGAAAAGATGGAAAACACGTAGTCTTTCGAGATTACTTTAGTCAAAAGGTATTTAAGCCGCCAAAAGAAAACTTTATGACTCCAAAAGTAGATATTATAAAGTCAGAAATAAGGTTTATGGATGGCGCCAGGACACCGTGGGCTAACAGAGTTACTAATCTAGCAACAAATGAAGAATACATTCACACAGTTGCAATGCTTGCTTCTTACTATGCGGCAAGAGGGCACAAAGTTCTAGTAGTATCAGATCGAGTAAACTTTTTAAAGAACTGTGCTATACTAGCAGGCGAAAAAGCAGTATGTGTTACAGGGGATGTTCCTCACGAAGAACGTGAAACATTCTTAAATGAGATAAATTATGGTGATAAAAACATTCTTTTTGGGACTCAAGCAATATTTAGCGAAGGCATATCAGTTAATGCCCTCTCTGTCCTTATACTCGGTACCCCTATCAACAATGAACCCCTCCTCACACAGCTCATTGGAAGAGTCATCCGAGAGCGAGAAGGAAAAAAGACCCCAGTAATAGTAGACATTCATCTAAAAGGGAACACTGCTCGAAAGCAGGCTTCCAATAGAATGGGATACTATATGAAGCAGGGTTGGCACATCAATCAAGTATAGAAAAATAGTTCTTGACATTTACGTTAAATTTTAGTATAATATGTTATTATTCGATTGGAAAAAAGTCTATTCTACAGCAGCAGGTGATCCTGTAGATATTGTGCGGATACTACGAATGTTGGTAGAAAAACGCATTCCAAAGAATAAGTATGACAAAACATTTTTTTACTCACAGATAAACTTTGATGGTACAAGTTTTCTAGTTCATCCAGAAAGATTATTATACGATGGATATAAATATTCTTTTCGAGAAGTGGCTGTATATACAGGCGTTGCTGCTTTGCGGCCTATTTCTGATTTCTATTCTACTCATAAAATAACACTAGATATAATACTTGTACCAGAAGAAGCTTTAATACACATTTACGAAAACAGGCTACTCGATATAAAAGATGATAAAATACATTTTTTATATGAAAGAAGTCCATCTAAAAAGGAGATACATTAATGGCACTTACATTTAACAAAGCAAAGGGCGCAGCTCAAAAAAGTTCAATCAACACTTTTGTTCCACAGGATGGCGACAATAATGTTCGGCTTGTAGGCGACGTATTGGCTCGTTACGTTTACTGGATCGAAGGCGAAAATGGAAAGAATATTCCTTTGGAATGTCTTTCTTTTGATCGAGACGAAGAGCGTTTTAATAATAAAGAAAAAGACTGGGTTCGTGAATACTACCCCGATCTGAAATGTGGATGGAGCTATGCTATGCAGTGCATTCACAATGGTGACTTAAAAGTCTTTAACTTAAAGAAGAAGCTTTTTGAGCAGATCATGACAGCTGCCGAAGATCTAGGCGATCCTACTGACACTAAAACTGGTTGGGATGTCAAGTTTAAGCGAGTTAAGACGGGTCCTTTGCCCTATAATGTAGAGTATCAAGTACAGGTGCTCAAGTGTAAGTCTCGTGCTCTTGATGAGGATGAGCTGTCACTAATTGCCGATCTGAAGTCTATGGACGATGTTATGCCTCGGCCAACCCCAGACGCACAAAAAGAGTTACTCGATAGAGTACGAGAGGGCGCTAGCAATGAAGCTAATGTAGACGAAGAAGCACTAGAGAAAGAGTTTGACGTTGCATGATTCTTTTTACAGCCGATTGGCATATAAAACTGGGGCAGAAAAATGTCCCAGTTTCTTGGGCTTTAGATAGGTACACGTTATTTTTTAAGCAAATACATAGCTTGGAGAAGATGTGCAATATGCACATTATTGGGGGCGATCTCTTTGATCGCCTTCCTAATATGGAAGAGTTAGAACTTTACTTTTCTTTTATACGAGGAGTAAGTATTCCAACTCTTATCTATGATGGAAACCACGAAGCTACCAAGAAAAATAAAACTTTCTTTACACAGCTAAAACAAGCAAGTAGAGATATTAACCCTTTAGTACAGATAGTGGATATTTCATATCGTGATTCCGATCTTGGTTTTGGTGTTCTTCCTTACGCCGACTTACATAGAAAAGGAAGCATTGAAAAGTTTATACAGACAGAACCACTGTTTACTCATGTACGAGGAGAGATACCTCCCCATGTCAAGCCAGAGGTGGACTTAGACAGGTTTGAGGATTTTCCTATCGTATTTGCAGGAGACCTACACGCACATAGTAATACTCAGCGTAATATTGTATACCCTGGCAGTCCAATGACGACTTCCTTTCATAGAACTAATGTAACTACTGGTTATCTTCTTATAAATCCAGACGACTGGTCTTGGATATGGGAGCCTTTTGACCTTCCACAATTGATACGTAAGACTGTAAATAGTACAGAAGAAATGATACCTACTGAGTACGACCACACAATATATGAAATAGAAGGGGACATACAAGAGCTCGCAGATATAAAAAACTCAGAACTACTAGATAAAAAAGTTGTGAGAAGAAATAGTGAGGCAGCATTACTTCTTGATAAGGAAATGACAATTCAAGAAGAGCTTACAGAATACTTGCAATTTGTATTAGAAATAGAAGAAGCACGAATACCAGATATTATAGGAACTTTTAATGATTACGCTTCAAAAGTTGCAATGGAATAATTGTTTTAGTTACGGACAAGGCAATGAAATAATGCTGGATGAAAGAACTTTAACCCAAATCTTAGGTACAAATGGTATGGGTAAAAGTTCTATTCCTTTAATTATTGAAGAGGCTCTGTATAATAAAAATTCAAAAGGAATTAAAA